AATTTCACTACCTCTGATCCTGTTCTAGTAAAACCTTCAAGATGGAAAAAAACTGTATCCATGAGTTGCACGGACTCGACAGGAAAGATCAATCCTGTTCTATTGCGTAAATATGAAGTCCTCCGCGCATACGCACCCGATCCAGCAGTAACAGGAACTCCAAAATACTATAGCGATTATAATTTCTACCGTTGGCTAGTCGCCCCAACTCCTGCTTCCGATTTGGAGTTTGAAGTAACTTATTATGAAAGGGTGGAGCCATTATCATCAGATGCACAGGCCAATTGGTTTACGATCAACGCACCACAAGCATTGCTTTATGGAACGCTACTTCAAGCCATCCCGTTTCTGAAGAATGATGACCGTATTCCAGTATGGCAAAGCATGTATAACGAGGTAATCGAAAGCCTGAAAACAGAAGATGTCCAGCGCATACTGGATCGACAAGCATTCGTGAAAGGTACATAAAATGACAAGTTACTCAAGCCCGTTTAGTGGCGATTCGATACTCCCGGCAGATGTGTCGTTGGTGGAGTTGACAATAGCTGTCAGCACGCAGTTACAGTGGCCTATCAACGGTGATCCAGATTTAACAGCGGTTGGCAGGATAACAGAAGTCACCGCCTCGGCTGGCAGCTTGTCTGTGTACCTGCCTCCCGCTAATCAAGCCTCAAAGGGGCAGGATATATTATTTAGGAACGTGGGGGCTAATACTTTCACGGTCAAAGATTATGCGGGTACGAATACAGTCATATCGATAGCGGCTGGCGAGTCTAAATATGTGTACATCAAGACTAATGCCACTGAACAAGGCACATGGTCGAATGTTGCCTTTGGCACTGGAACATCAAGTGCCGATGCAGCTACTCTTGAGGGATATGGGCTTGAGGCCATCACGACAACATTAAACCTAACAACATTAGTTACAACATTCTCCGGGACATATACGGCTGGTGCTGCTGATAGAACAAAGCTCTTTGTTTGGACTGGCGGTGCTGGAACGCTGAACTTAACGGCGGCGGCTACGCTTGGTGATGGGTGGTTCATCAAAGTAAGAAATGAGGGAACTGGTCTTTTGACGATTGACTGTGCTGGTGCTGATACATTAAATGGGTCGGCAACGGTTGGGCTTCAAACAGGAGATTCATTGCACCTACATTGCTCTGGCACAACATTCTATTCTGTTGGTCTTGGAAGAAATACACAGTTCAATTTTTCTCAATTGGTGAAGCAAGTCTCGACTGGTACATATACCCTCACAGACTCTGAAGCATCAAACACATTATTAAAATTCACTAGTTCTGGCGACCTTGTGGGGAATGTGACGATTATAGTTCCACCAACGATTCAAGTGATGTATGTGAATAACGCAACAACAAGTCCTGCTGCGTATACGGTTACGATTTCAGTAGGCACTGGTGGAACGACAGTGGCGTTGATACCAGCACAGCAAGCTATTTTGGTAAATGATTCCTATAACATTGTTAATGCCGCACCATAAAAATGACTAAAAAGGTTTTTGCATTAGACACCAAGGCCGGGATTCAGCGCGATGGCACTGTCTTGGATAGGCAATATTACACTGATGGCGAATGGGTGAGGTTTCAACGTGGACGGCCTCGTAAGATCGGTGGCTATAGGCAGATCGATGATAATTTGCACGGCATATCGAGGGGAATTTATGCCGACTCACTGGATGGCGAAAACAGGATATTCAACGGCTATCAATCAGGGCTAGAGCGTGTTTCATGTGATAGCAGCGGGGTAGGGTCGGGGACTGTTATTTACGCGGTAGAGAGTGGGCCGATACTCACTATATCAATATTTGCAGCGGGTACTTTATACACAAACGGGGTCTATCCCGGTGTAACCATGACAGGCAACAGCGGCCAATCGGCTACGTTTTCAGTCACAGTTGCAGGTGGTGTTGTTACAGTAGTTACACTTACAACAGCGGGTAACGGGTATCAAGTAAGCACGACAAACATGACTTTTGATGGGCTTCTGCAAGCGGCAGCGGCGGATATTGGTGGAACTGGGTCGGGAATGTATGTATCGATTGATACCATACAGGATGTATTTGTTGATTCAGAAAAGAATCTTTGGCAGTTCGATGGGTTTTATGATTCAACAGGGAATGGTGATAATTTGCTGCTGTCCCATGCAGGACAGAATTTATTGTCGATCGACAATACCACTACATCGAATGTAATGGCGTGCGACCCCGGAGGCGTTTCAAATGGTCCTTATGTGTTCCCCCCTCTCTACCCGCTCAAAGACACATCAGGCTCTGCGCCGACAGGTGCTCTGATTGCAGTTTCAGGCGGGGTTGTGTGCCTTCATCCATATGTATTCGTATATGGAGACAACGGGTTAATTAAGAACTGTTCTGCTGGCAATGCTTTCGATTGGAATTCCCCAGACTCTAACGAGGCGAATTTATCTGCACAGAAGATAGTTAAAGGAATAGCTATCAGGGGCGGGTCTAATTCACCTAGCGGATTGTTCTGGGCTTTGGATAGCCTTATCAAAGTAAGCTACAGCCCGATGACAGTCAATTCCGCACAGCTCTATTGGCGGTATGACATTATTGGTAGCCTGACAATATTATCGAGTCAGTCGGTCATTGAATATGACGGCATATATTTTTGGTGCGGGATAGATAGATTCATGCTGTACAACGGCGTTATAAAAGAATTGCCGAACAACATGAACACAAATTGGTTTTATGACAATCTGAACTTCTCACAAAGACAGAAAGTATGGGCAACCAAAGTTCCAAAGTATGGCGAGATATGGTGGTTCTACCCAAGAGGGAGTGCAACAGAATGCACCGATGCAATAATCTACAATACGAGAGAGCAGACTTGGTATGACGCAGGATCGTCGCCGGGGGCGCAACGGTCTGCTGGTTACTATGCTCAGGGATTTAGATACCCAGTAAATGCAGGGACAGAATTATCCGAAGAGACAGTCCTTTTAACAGCTAATGTTGGGACGACTAACAGCAGCAGCATAATAACGGCTTCCCCAGATATGAATATTGCGATAGGGTTGCTTGTTGCTGGAACTGGGATACAGGTTGGTTCGTTGGTTACAGCTATCGGATCTACCATATCAGGGTACGAAGTATTCCTTGACAAGATATGTACAGCGACAGCGACAGTAAGCGCAACATTCTCAACAATATCTGGCCTCATTAGTTTGTGGCAGCATGAATTCGGGTCGAACGAAATAAAAGGTCAGAACATATCCGCCATCAAGAGCATGTTCGAAACAAATGACCTCGGAATAGTTACTGGAGGACCTTCTGAATCGTCGATGGTTGGTGATAATCATTGGATAAGAATAGACAGAGTCGAGCCAGACTTTGTGCAGGTTGGGGAGATGGAGCTGTACATAACTGGACGGCCATACGCACAACAGGACGATGTAACGTCTGGGCCGTACACGTTTGATGCTACAACTGGTAAAATTGATTTAAAACAACAACGCAGAGAACTTAGATTAAGATTTGTTAGTAATGTGCAAAGCGGAGATTATCAAACTGGTAATATAATCTTGAACGCAGAATTTGGAGACGTGAGAGGTCATAGCTAATGCAAGTTTATGACCCTAGACATCACACCTTTGAATCATGGGCATCATTGATGTGCGAAGCAAACGCGAATCATGGCTTAATATCTGATGCGGTTGAAGATAATTGGTTAGACTGGGCAGAGCAATTCATAAATGTTACTGATATAGCAAAAGATGGTGCGATTTCCCCATCTATATTCATAACATGGGATGGATGGGCAACTGCATTGCTTAACGTGGCACAATAAGGAAATAGAATATGCCAGCAGCTTATGATCCGAACACCAGCTACGTGCTCGACCCAGAGTATGCCGCAGGTCGGAAGCCTTTCGATGAGGTGCAGCAGTATTTAGCTGAAAACCCCGGAGCTACCATTAACTCTTCCGCAGATTACTGGGCGGCTTTTGGGAGAGACAGGGAACACCCTACGTTAGGAATGACACCGGATGAGCTATACGCCAACCAGTACCCCGAGGCTGCCAAATATATTGATCGCACTGGTGACTCCAGATATTATCAGCCGGGAGAAGCTGAGTTTAGAATGCCGGATTATGATTGGGTTAAGACGCAAACTCCAGAACAATTGATGGCGGGAGGGTATTCTGTCTCCCCCTCGCAGTGGGGGAATCATGCCGAACTCAGCCCTATTCAGCAAGTTGAGTACCTACAAACACTGCAAGGCACTGATGGGTTCGACCCTAGATACCCCGGTCAATTTGTTCCAATAGGCAGCGAAGCGAATAGAAAGCACCCCCCTCCTCATTGGCTTGTTCAGCTAGGTAAAGCGGCGTTGCAATCAGCGGTCATAAGTGGGTTTACTGGGGTTGGTTTGGATTTACTGGGAGGGGTTGGAGCTCCTGTCCCTGATATATCTGGCGTCCCTAATATTCCCGGACTTGGCGGAACTGGAGGGTTAGAATCTGGATTATTCCCATCGACAACGATTCCACCCACTGGATTAGAATCGGGGCTGTTCCCCTATACCACTCCCGGCGCAGGGCTAGGAACTGTGCCAGCATGGGGAGTTGGTGGTTCAACTATACCCGGATTAGGCGGTTCTAATTTGGGCAGCAATCTAGGCAGTTCATTGCTGCCCAATGTAAACGATGCATATAGCCTATATAAAAAAGGGAAAACAGGGCTAGGCATTGTCAATCAGTTGACTGGCGGCAGTTTGCTAGGCGGCGGAAATCAAAATACGGGCGGCAATCTTGGTGGTGGCACGCAGAAACAGCAATCGTCACAGCCCGACTGGGCAAAGCTGTTCAGCGCGGCAGCATTTGCTACGCCACTACCCAAACAGGAGTTCATCACAGATGAAGTGTCTACGGTTAAGGCTCCTGAGCAAGTATCCGAAATGTGGCAAGGGCTGACCCCCGAGCAAACGAATATCATCGGCATGAAGGCGGGTGGATCAGTTAAAATGGTGCCGGGTCCAGAAAACAGGGACTATGCGCGACATGCAAAACGCGGGTTTCACGTAAAAGGCATTGGCACTGGTCAATCGGATGAAATACCGACAATGCTCGCCAAAGATGAATACGTCATCGACTCGGACACGGTATCAGCTTTGGGCGATGGGTCGAGCGAGGCTGGTGCGGCAGTGCTGGACAAAATGAGGGAAGAAATTAGGAAGCACAAACGATCTGCGCCGATTGATAAAATACCGCCGCAAGCCAAGTCACCGTTGGAATATATGAGGAGAAAAGCATGAGCTTTACACAGGGTGGAGCATTACCGGACATCACGAGCACACTTAGCAAGACGACTACCACACCAAGTTGGTACACGGATTATTTGAGTGGCCTAGCGAACAAGGGCGCGGCGGCACTGAACGCATCAGGCGCGGCGGGTGCTTCCCCATTGCAGCAAGCGGCCTACGGTAGCGCACAGAGCACAATTAACGCGGGTGTGCCTGCACTACAACGTGCTGGACAAGAGCTGTCCGATGTGTCGGGGGCGTACACCCCAGAAATGGCGCA